CATCGTCAAGGGGGACGGCTCGAAGTACCGTGGGCGCGGACTTATCCAGATCACCGGCCGAGCCAACTATGGTGCATGCGGTGAAGCCCTGAACCTGAACCTGATCAACAACCCGGAGTTGCTTGAGCTGCCGCAGCACGCAGCGATGTCGGCAGCATGGTTCTGGTCCACCAAGGGGCTCAACACGCTGGCGGATCAGGGTGAGTTCACGAAGATCACGCGGCGCATCAATGGTGGGCTCACCGGTCTGGCCGATCGCCTGCAACTGTGGGAGCGGGCGAAAAAGGTGCTGGCATGACACCCGTGCAGAAGCTGGCCGGGCTAGTGCTGCTGATCCTGGTGCTGATGGCCAGCGCCGCGGGCGTGACCTGGCAAGTTCAGGACTGGCGAATGGGCAAGCAGCTCGCCGTGCAGGCTGGCCTACACCAGGATGATTTGTCGGCAATCAGCAATGCCGCTGCCGCCCAGGCGCGCACCGAGCAGGACAAGCGCCTGGCGCTGGAGCAGCACCTCGCCATCCAGGACCAACAACACACCAAGGAATTATCCGATGAGAAACACAAGCAGGCTGTTATTCGCGATCGCCTTGCCACTTCTGATCTGCGGCTGTCAGTCCTCCTTGCCGAGGATCCAGCCAGTAGCTGTAAGGTGCCTGCCGCCCCCGGCGCCGTCGGCGTGGTTCATGCAACCCGTCGAGCCCAACTTGACCCAGCGCATGCTCAACGAATTATCGCCATCACCGATGCCGGTGACCAAGGACTGATCGAGCTCCGGGCGTGCCAAGCGTACGTCAGGGCTGTAGCCCCCTGAGTGCGTCCGATTCTAGCAATGGGCTATCCTTGACCTTTTTAGAAAAGGGGAGCCAGCATGGAAGGCATGACACTCAGCCCAAAGATCGAGCGCGAGGCCGACAAGCTGCTGGCGCAGATCGCCAGGGCAGACTCTATGATCGTTGCGGCGAAGGCTGGCGCTAGGGCAGAGGGCTTCGTGCTGGGTCTGGAGTCGGCGCGCGCTTTGACCGAGGCGACTATTGACCGGCTATACGTGATATTCGACTCAGCAACCGAGCAACGCCTCAAGGCGCTTGCCGAATAGGCTCTGATGCTGACGCTTCCTTCAGGTCGCGCAGTTCTCCAAGCAATCGCTGGTTCTCCCTGAGCAGGTCGTCGCGCTGACCGGTAATCAGATCGATGGGCCGAAAGCTCAGATTTTCAGATGCTTCATTGCTCATGGCTGATATGCGATCAAGCGCCTCTTTCAGCGCCATCTCTGCCGAAGCCTTTTCGGTAGTCAACAAGTCATTCATCTGAACCAGGCCGGCCACATTGGCCCGTGCTTTGCGAAGCATCGCTTCGGTCTGGATGAGTTCGTCCTCCAGAAGCGCGCATTGGTGCTGGTACATTTCGAGAGGCGTGGGGCACCCGAGCCAGTCATCGGTATCCATGTCAACGTTCATGTTTCGAAACTCAAATACTGTATGTGCGTACAGTAATCGAGGTAATGCTTATTTGGGAGTGGTGTTCGTCGGCAGGACGCCGGGGCGGTATTTGCACTGGGAAAATCTTCCCCAATACGCAACCGTTTGGACCAATGTTTATTGGGTTTAGAAGAGTCGCAAAAGAGGGTGTTTTTATAGGGTGTTTTCAGGCTCAAGGCCTTGATATTAAAGGCCTTGAGCGTTTTTTATGCGGCATCCCAGGCTTTGATGCCGTAAAGCTGTAAGTGCTTGATTTCATTGGGCATAAATTCTTCCCCAAAACTTCCCCAATATCGCCCTAAAATTCAGCCGTCGATTATGCCACGTCGATCCACTCAGCGCCTCGGCTGTCTCGGTAGAGGTCGGTCATAGTGGCCGAACGGTGACCAAGCAGTTTTTGGGCATCGCGGCCCTCAAGCTCGTGAAGGCGAGCGGCGAGGGAGCGCTGTTCGTGAAAGGACGGTGGCTGACGGCCAAAAGTTATCCCAAGCTTCACGCCGGCTTTGTCGCGCGCTTCGGCAAAGGCAGAGCTCAGCGTG